ACACGGGTTTTACAAATATACAAGCAGGTTTTATCCGCGTTAAAAAGACTGTTGGCGCGTCCACGGCAACTGCACAATTTCAGTCTGGTGGATTTTCGGCATCAGTTTCATTCGATGTCGCTCCTCCGTCTGGAGTAACGGCATTTCGTTTTTTCCAAGGAGTTACAAATCAAACTTACGCATCAGTAACTTTGATCGGCGTTCCTGTTGGAGCAACGGCTACCTATACTTCTGCAACTTCAACACTTTCGGTAACTGTCCCATGATAATTCCACCTAACGCAGATGGCTGGTCATACGATGATTCCGTAGGCAACTGGAAGTTGGTTTATGCCGATAAGCTAATTGTCTTGTATGAACAGACCAATCAATCGCAACTCAAAGCGTTTTATTTGTAGGCACTGAACAAGAGTGCGAAGACCAAATTAAATTGCTCGACCTTAAATACCCAGAAGACTTAGCTCCCCCCGACGAGGAGGTTGAACCATGAGCATCGAAAATATAAATAAATTTTTGGATATTGCATTGAAACTAAGTGCGCCAATCGGCGTTGCGATAATGTTGTTCTTGCAAACGCAGTTTGTGAGTCGTTCCGAGTTTGCGAAAGCCTATGAGCGAGCAGATGTTAGGCTAACTAAAATCGAGGAACTTCTAATCCGCATGGAGCGGCACGATAAAATTTTAGCGGACCACGAAGAAAGAATTAGAACTGTTGAAAGGAATCAAAACAAATGACGTGGGACATACCAGCTATGATAAAATCGGGCGTCGATCTCATCGACAAATTTATTCCCGATAGCGACGCAAAGAACCGAGCGAAAGAGGCATGGCAACTGCGCGTATTGGAAATCGCAGCACAGGAAGCGACGCAACAATCCGCAACAAATACAGTCGAAGCTGCTCACCCATCGTTATTTATCGGAGGATGGCGACCTGCGGTTGGGTGGGTGTGTGCTTTTTCATTCGCATGGATTTGTTTCGGGCAACCTTTGTTCAGTTGGATTTATGTTTTGACAACAAAACAACCCGCTCCCGTTGTTGAGTTGCCAACGGAAATGCTTATGACCGTGTTGCTTGGGATGTTAGGTCTGGGGACTCTGCGAACCCTTGAGAAAATTAAATCGGTAGCCGCAAAATGACAACTGAACAAATCCAACGCATGCAGCGCATCGTCGGAGTTAATCCCGATGGCTTCTGGGGCCCCAAATCTATCCAGCGATGCAAAGATCATCTACGCTCGCTCATGCCTACGCCGAATCCATGGCCCTTCAGCACCCGCGAGGGCTTGCGTGATTTTTACGGAGAGCCGGGCGACGAAGCAAATCTCGTCGCCATCACCTTCCCCTATCCCATGTATTACGGCGGGCAGCGGGTCACCAAAACCCGCTGCCACAAAAAAGTCGCCCCATCCCTCCTACGCATCCTCACCGCCATCGGCCAGCGCGGCGCAGGCACCCGCGAGATCATGGAGCCCGCCGAAGACTACGGCGGCATCTACAACTTCCGCAACAAACGCGGAGGCACCAGCCTCTCCGTCCACGCCTGGGGCGCGGCGATTGATTTGGACGCCGATGATAACTCATTTCGCGACTCTTGGCCTCTCGTTGCGGATATGCCGCTTGAGGTCATGGAGGAATTTGCTAAAGAGGGGTGGACGAGTGCGGGGGCTTTTTGGGGATATGATAGTATGCACTTTGAGGCTTGCAGGCCGAGAGTTTGATTTTAAAAAACGGAAAATAAACCGCAAGGTGTAAGATTTTTTTTGTTTATGATTTTCAAACCTTTCTCAACCAGTTGGAAAATAGCCGAAAAAAGGCCAATTAAAAAAATCGCGCGCGTATTGAGACGGGGTAATGGTCGGGGACATGACAAATCCCGAATCATTCTTAAATGTTGATACAGCCACGCTCGAAGCCGCCTTACTTGCATCTACCGCAGATGCGCAAAACGAATTAACGCCTGCCGAGACAATTGGCAAAGCCGACGAGAATTCGCAGTTCGAGACAGAAGCGCAAGTTGAAATAGATCAGGAGTTTGATCCGCGTGCTGGTTGGCAAGACTATGAGCGACTTGCCTCTGAAATTCGGGAGCGCAACCCCGACATCCTGCTGGACACGGCCCTTGAAATGGCAAAAAGCCGATTGGGTTACAATGCAGCGCCCGAAAATTCTGAGTATGACCCAGAACCCCAACCCGACCCCGAACCAACCATCGCCGAAAAAATTGACGCCGTTGAAAACGCTCTCGAAGAAGAGGGTGCAAACGAGGGGTTATTTACGCCGAAAGTCGCAGAACTTACAAAAGAACTGACCCGACTACGCTCGCAGGACGCAGTAGAACAGGCCGAAAATCGCATCTATCAAGCACGCGAAAACGACAACATAGAACGACAGGCTGGTATCGAACGAGATGAACTAATGACATCAATGTCTGAAAGTCGCGCCCGCGTTTTTGAAATGTGTCCCGAAGCGGAAGACGGCAACTCTGCAATCGGTCGCGCCATGAGCCAACTGATCGACGATTATCAGGCAGTAGGGCACCCCGACCTTTATTTGCCTAATGCGCCCGAATTCATTTTTGCAAAAGCGAACATGCTTTTGCCGCCGGAAGCAAGGATGTCTGTAGCCGCCCCCAAGGTGCAACCCCAGCCTCAATCCCAAGCTCCGCGAAACCATGTCCAAAATGCAAGCGAACCTTCGCCGCATCCGTTTACGCTCCCCGTCCCCACGGCGAGAGCGTTGCCGGTCTCGGCAACGGCCAGGACCGCACAACCCGAAATGACAACAACCAACATTAACTCTGCCCAAATGGGCAAAATGGTGAGGGAAGCAAGTCGGGAAGATTTGGATGCCATCGAGGAGGCAATTTATGGCGTGTCAGGACGAGATGTCCTGCTGCGTATTTAAACGCCCCCCGCAAGGCTGCGCTTACGGCTGAAACCTAAACCAAAACTCAAACCAAAAACCATTGTTTGCCGAGACAATCAGCAAACACAACCAAACAAATCATTATGCCATCATACGACAAAATCAACGCACAGACAATCGCGGAAGTATTGTCTCGTTCTCCGGAGGCGCAACGCGTCGCCTGGGGTGAGCTTGCTATCCGCAAATCAAACGACTACTCCGAACTCTACAAATACCTCGTTGGGCCTCTTGGCTCCGGCAAGGCGTTCATCGAACACTCCGATCTGCGAATCTCGGCGGGTAACCGAGTCGTCCTGCCGCTCGTCGGCGGAGCGCGCGGCGGCGGAGTCCAAGGTTCGGGCGACCGAATCGGAAAAGAGAAGAAACTCGTCCCCAAGGATTTCGATTTCAAAATCGGACGCTGGTGGGATGGGTTTGCCATCAACAGCGTTGCCCTTAACGAAACTGTTATCGGCTCCAAGTGGGATCGTGCCGCAAGCCAGTTCTTGCAACGAAATCTCGGTATTAAAAAGACCGATGATATGTTGATGGAACTTCTCTTGCGCTCAAACGCACGCAATACATTGCGACCCAACAATAAAGGCACTCGTGACGCTCTCCGGACTGCCGATGTATTCGGAACCAGCACAGTCAATCGAGGCCAAGCCGTCCTAACATCCCTTGGAGCAAAACCCGTCGCCATTGCCAAGAGTTCTGCCGGTGCAGACATTCGCATGTTTACCTTCCTCGGCACTCAGTTTGCGATGGAGTCCATCAAAAACTCCAGCAGCTACTTGGAAGCCGCTTACAATGCAGAGGTTCGCGGAATGCAGAACTCCATATTCACTGGCGACATCTCTCCGTGGAATGGCAATGCCATCTACTCTTGGAGCGTCGAAGACCCCGAAGACCTTGCCCCAGCAGGGTGCCCACTCGTTGCGCGCGCCTATGTTGGCAACGCGATTGCGAGCGGCACGAGCGCCGTGGACATCAAAGGCGGCGGTGGCGTATCCAATGCTGCCGACACTGATGTTCAGTTTTTCGGCTACTTCAGCAACTCGCCCGTAGTTGGATGTGAAGGTCAGAAGCGAGCGGCCGATACCGCCACCGAGCGATATGTCGCGATACTGAACCACAGCGGCGTAAACGCCGGAAAGGTGATGTATGCCTCTTACAAGGTAAATAGCGGCAACAAGATCACCATGTTCAAGCGCCTCGGTGCTTCGGTCAGCGGCGATCAAGTCACCACGCTCGGCAACATCACATGGGGGTCTGCCTCCTACGGTGGAGTTGCCCTTGCTGACAGCGCCCACGAAGGCGCGCTCATCGTTGAGGTTAACTCCTTCGGCGTTCCCTTTGGCTATGTCCTCGCCCTCGGCGAGATGGCCGGGGTTATGGGACATGGATCGATCGACGGCAAGTCTGCCATCGCCAAGCGCACGGAGGAGCATCGCAACCACGACATGGATCACGCTATCGGCCTGGAAACCACTTTTGGTTCCCGCGCCTTCGAGCGACTCGATGGACAGGTCGGCGGATACGCTGTTGTGGAGTGCGCCCTTCCGATTCCTGGCTTCCCGACAGTTGCTTGATTGCGAAAGAAATACAGGTGGAGCGGGCAACCGCTCCACCTGTTTTTTAACACAATATGGAAAACCAAGAATCACAGAAAATAAAAAATGTAGTTGTAGTATTAGAACTGACAGAAGAACCGACCAGTTCTGTTTTTCCTATACCCGGAGCAGACGGAAGCGAAATTGGGTTGATGACATTTTGCCCTGTTCGGGGTCGGCACTGCTTACGGATGCCGCTCGATGTCTTTCGGAAGCATCGATACAACCTATTTACAGCACGGCGTCGATTTTTTCACTTAGTTCCAGACATTGAATTCATCTACGAAAATGATGAAGACAAGAATGAAGCGACGGAACTAAACCTTCTAATCCACGAGCCTAATTCTGAAAATCTGCTCCTGCAAGGCGCAAAAAAAAGAGGCCGACCAGCAAAAACTACTGAGTAATGACATCCGCCGACGCTCGCGACGATCTACTATCTATGATCGGGATCGAAAACCCGACCCACGCCAGCGACTCGATCCTCCGCCGTATCCAGAGCGATATCAATCTCGCCCTGCAAAAGATTTGGACTATGGCTAATCCGTGGTGGAGCGCGGGAAAAAGCGGAGGCATCCTGCGAGGCCCGCGAACGATCACTGGACTATCGCTAACCCACGGAGCAACCAATGTTACCGACACCACGAATGCACTAAATCAATCATTGTTAGGCCAAACAGTGCGTCTTGGGAATGACCCATTTGACAACGAGCTTGCAGGATACGATGCAGTCACACACGCGATCACACTCGTCCGCCCCTACGCAGGGGCCTCTGCCATCAATGCGACCGGCACACTTTACAGCGACACCATCATACTCCCCGATGCAGTTATGAGCGTGATTCCGCCGGTGTTGATCCACGGCGAACACGAACTCAAACCGCTACGCAGCCAGCGCGATGTAATGATGTTTTCTGACGCCTACAACTTCAATGAGTTCGCTGACACGGTCTCCGAAAATCGCGACATCGATGTGCCGATGGGTTTCTACACGGAAAATTACCGCCGATCAAACGGCAAGACAACTTTGCGCCTGCGCGTCTCGCCGTTGCCGGACAAAGATTATATTTTGCGTTTTGATCTGCGACTCGGGGCGCCAGAAATTGATGCGCTCGATGCAATCACGGACATCCCAATTCCCCAGAACTACACGCATTCTGTCTTTTTACCGATCCTTCGCTATCAATTTTCGACATGGAAACATGTTAACTTTGGAAATCAAGGCAACGAATACAAAACGCAGTATGACGAAGCCTGGCAAATTCTTGCAAAACTCAAACCCCAACCTGTGTCGGTTGGCCGGGTGCGGGTTGTTTACGCATGAAACACCAAACGATTAGAAATTTTACAGGAATATCCGCTGGTATCGACAGCACGGATGCCAGCAGTAACAGTTTGAGTTATGCCAAAAATGTCATCTTGCGTCCCGCCGGAGCAATTAGCAGGTTGCCACCCCTCAAAAAAGTGTGGGGGTTAGCAGAGGTTCAAAATTACAAAATTCAATTGGGAATCACCGATAGCGACGGCGCAGTATTATGCAGATTTCGACAGCCAAATCCAAATTCAGAAACTCAAAACGAAATACTGTTTGTTCACGACTTTAAAAACAATGTTCCTTTAGGTGTATTTTTTCTACAGGCCGACGCAAAAAAAGAAGAAACATCGCTGGACGATCTTGCACAATTTATTCCAGTTAGTCCGCTCGAATCACTCACCGTTTTGAAAAAGGGACTGGCGGAAAATGAACGCTGGTTTTTCTATTCGTTTTTTGACAGTGTCCTGCTTGGCAACGGCGTAGATTTAAATCTAATTTACCAAAGGAACCGCACCGCAAATCCATTGCGCGTTCTCGGCACCGACGAGATTCCGGATGTCCCAGTCATTACATCGGCAAGTAATACATCATACAGATCAGATGCAAGGACTGTTTTTAAATTTGCTACATCCAGATTTGGCGTAGTCACTCGTATTGCAGCCGAAACCAAGTGGGATGCAATAACTCAAAAGCATTTCATGATTTTACGATGGACGCCCACAGATAGCGCATCGGGTTATACAATTGACTTCTCGTATGATGTTGATTATGCAGTTAAAACCACAGTTTTTATACAGTCGGAAACAACATGGCAATTTACAGAACTCGAACCCAGTCGGCGACTTTATTTTCGTATCCGCGCTCAATACACCACAAATGGCGAGCTTTTTTACAGTAACTTCACCAACGGATCGCATACCACCCCCGCCTATGGGTTTGCTGGAACATCGCAAGGAATGCCGACGCAAATACCCAGCACTGGTGTTGTTTCCCAAGAATCCGAACTCAGCCTTACTGCTATAGGCACATTTCGCTATGAGCAAGGGAATAATATAAAAGTCAGATTCGCGGCATCAGGCAATGGTTTAAGCAGTTCCCGAACAGGAGAGGGGACATCCTCCGATTCTATAGAATATATTGTTAGTGGCATCGGTGCCGCAAGTCTTAATCAATTGCGTGTTTACATTAATGGTGATCCGTTAGTAGCAAATATACTGATTGCCGGAATAAGCGGAGGTTCGGATAGTGTCGGGCTACCCAGTAAACCGGCACAGCAATTGACTGGTGGCGTCGGAACCCCAGAAGAAACATCGCAAGGGGAATTATTAGCAAACAGCGAAATTGCTTTAACTTATTTTGATCCAGGTATTAACAATCAGGGATTAGAAAGCGCGCTAAGCGTTCCTATAAAAATTTTAACCGGAGGGATCAAAATAATAAGCCCAGTCTTTAAATCTAATGCTGATTTTTTAAGATTCTCAAAAATAAGAGTTTATTACAGAATAAATATACAAGGTTACTCAGTAGCCGGTAATACTCTACCTCCCGAAAAATGGATATTGTTGGGCGAATGCCCGAATGAACCCAATTCGACATTCGCGGCGTTTACAAGGCCATACGATTCAGAAACTGTGCTGTTACCAGAATCAGGAGGAGCAAAAATCGATCGATTGCCACCGTGCAATGTGTTTGAATTTTGCGCGGATAGACTTTTTGCAGCAGGCAACAAGAACAGCACCAAACGCATTTGGTATTCAAACTTGGCTACAGAAGGAGTAATTTTACCGGAGGCATTTAATATCACAAAACAATTTTTTGATATGCCGAGCAGTAAAAATGACGGCACACCGTCAAGGGTTACTTTTTTGCAGGCGCTTGACCAGACATTGCAAATCCATACCGACAAAGGGATCGTAATGATGGACGGGTTTACCTTTAATCGTCGTAACTCGCGCTCCGACTTTGGGGCACTTAACCCGGCTGCGGCCAGTATGTGGCGGTATCAAAGCTCCCCTTATGTTGGTTCTGACGGCGTCCTTTACGAAATGCAAAACCAACAAGTCCTGAAAAGTTTGATCGCAAACGAGACATCATGGGATTATATCAAGACCTTTATCGATACTGAAGATCTTATTATTAACCCAAACAGAGTAAATGTATATGGCGATTTTACGAATCAATTAGTTTGGGTCTGGATGCCCTGTATTTTTAATAATCAAAAAAAATTAGGAGGCTTTATCTATGACTACAGAACAAAAAGCATCACCGGGCCGATTACTGGGCAAGGGTTTGTCAGTTCGACCACCATTAACAACACGGATTCGCGACTAATCGGGCAAACCGAAAGCGGGCAGTTGGTGTATCTTGATTCGCGAGATTTGAATCTCGATAATTTTCGCGATGATTTTGTCTACACAGGGCAATTTTTCGCAACAGACAACACCCTTAGTTTTACGACAAATTTCCTGGACTGCGGATTAGCCACCACAAACAAAGTTTTTGGTGAAATCATATTTAGTCTTGTAAGGGGCAGTCAGGTGCAAAGTCTTGCAATATCGATGGAAACGGACGATGGGAAAGTAGTATCAGTAAACTATGGTTCAGTGGTTAAGGAGAAAAATAAAATCGCATTCCTTTTAGCTGGGTACAATGTAAAAATTACTTTTAACGCAGAAACAATTCCTAACAAGCCCTTTGTAATCAGAGATTTGACAATAGGATATCAAGAATTAAAAGCCCTATGACCAATAGCGCCGAAATAAATTATACAGCGACTGCCTTTGCGGCTGGTACATCAGTTATCGTACCATACCCAATCGGTTTGCAATATTTTATGTTTGATACGAGCGGCAGCCACTCCTATAAATACAACCAAGTGCAGGCATCAACTGCAAATTCGTTCGATATTCTTTTTGGAGCATCCCATGTGCAAATTACAAATTTGACCGGCGAGACCCTGACTGGCGCGATCATATTCAATTTGGCGCTCCATGCCCGAGAACCCTCAGATGCGATAAGTCAGAGCATACTTTTGATTGAAATACCAGGCTATGAAAATTTTCCGCAAATCGGAACGACTGGGAGAATCTATGTGGATACCATTGTCAATAATATCTACCGCTGGACTGGGTCTGAATATGCCCCACTGCCATCAGTGATCGACGCTGGAACGGCGTGACGCAAACTGCTCGCCTAATTCTCCCCCAACAATAATTTTTGCAGCGTCTCTCGCCGACACCCGCATTTTTAGAGCGATCTCCAAAATCTCAGTTTCACTGAAACCGAGCCTGCTGTTAAAATACACGCGGCCATCTGCAATCACGAACGACTTGGTACTGTCAACCCTATATTTCGGACCTCCCTGTTGCCTCGTTTTTGCGTGTCGAGCCTTTGATTTCGCGTTCAACTTTTCACGGTTGTCCAAGTACCACTGCCGTTTTCGCGCGCGGTCATATTCCTGATTGTTCTTCCGCCACGCCGCACTGGCTTTGCTCGCACTCATAAAACAAAAAGACGCACCTTACGAAATTTGGCAACAAAAAACTTACGAGGTTACTCGGTTGCTATAATAATCGGCTACGAGCAAGATTCGCCGGTAATCGCCGCGCTTGAGATGCAGCGATACTGAATCAGGGCCGGACGCCAAGTGATACTCGGGAAACATTGCACTCAGGAGGCTTTGAGCCTCGCTGAGAGTTTTGAATCGTGTATCGTCCAGACCCAGTTTATTCACCTTGTTTTGTTCGGCGGGTGGCAGGAAGTCAGTCTCTTCAACCACGACCCGCAGGTCACAGGGAATAATTGATTCGATGTATTTGCCGCGCGACTGAGTCCCGCGATCCGCGTCGATCCGTTGCCAGGACTGTGGCAGCATCGAGATTGAGCGGGTTAAAACTTTCCGGCCTGTGCCAGGGCCCGATTTTCTTCCAGACCCTTTACGCGCCCCTCCATGCGTTGATTTGTTCATTGGATTTTCGCTTCTACTGTACCTGCATTAGTCGATATTTCAGCTTTTGACATAGGTTTTTTTATAATGATGTTGTGTTTCATAGGTTGAGTTCAGGGTGGGGTTCGTGTTGTGTTGTGTTCTGTTGTTTTTTGGTTTGGTGGCGCGGGGGTCGAACCCGCGCCGGTGGCGTTAGAAGTTGTAGTCGTAGTAGTGGTGATGACCGGCGCCCAAGGTATTGCCGACGGAATGAGTGGAGCTACCGACGAGCTTGTATTTGCCTTTGCCGTCTCCCAAATCCCGATAGGTGAATTTGCTCACAGACCCATTTGGGTTAGCAGTGATTGCATATCTCTGGTCGCCGGAGGTGTGACCGACAAACCCTCCTACACTGAATTGCAGGGCATCGGTTGCCCCGTTGAGGAGTTGAGCGTTGCCCCTTTGAAAGAGGACGGTTCTGCCGCTTTTGCTGACTCCGATTATGTAGCCTGCGTGACAGTCAGTATAGACATTGAATGTCGCCTGATCTCCGATTTGGAATGTTGTTGTTGGTTTCATTACGAAACCATAATCGGCTCACACTTGAAAAAGATCAACAACTTTTTTCAAAATAAATAAATATTTTTTATTTGACGGAAAACAAAAAACCTGAAACCCGCATAGAATGGGCCTATCCGGCCATTTGGTTGCCCTCTTTCAAATTCCATTTCCAAAATTTGCAAGTGGCGCGAGCCATGGCGGCCCGGTATGCTCAAGAGCAGAAATCCAACACAATAAAATCGAAACGACCAGCGCAGCCGCCCTTAAAACCTAACCCTCAAAAATCCCATGCAAACACATCAACTCACCCCATCGCTCCAACTCACCACCGACCACCCCGCAAGCAGCCACGGCATCCCCGTGCTCGTGACCAACAAGAACCAGACAGACCTCGAAGGCATCCCTGCATGCCTCGGCCCCGCCGACATGCTCGAATACGGAGGCAACCTCTGGCCTGCGGCGAAGCATGTGCAACGCTTTGCCAAGCACCACCCCGACAACATGGAACTCCAGGAAGCCGCCGCAGCCTTCTGCCGCCAGTGGCCCGACGGACCGCAAACGGAACTGACATCCAAACTACCAGCTGGAGCAAGAAGCCACTTAGACGCACCTTGTCCAAAGTGCGGCGGCATCCTCATTTCGCGTGAGGCAGGGTCGGTGCCCGGCGAGGTGTGCTGCGAGGACTGCGGATGGCAAGGCACCTGGAAGGGCACGGAGAACCCCTGGGACATGGAGACCGGCGGCGCTGTAGCGCGATTCGAACAATAAAAAAACTTGCGCGTGAGCGCGGGCAGCGATAAGTATTGGCCATCGCCCTTCGAGCAATCGAAGGGCGCGGATTAAAACCAAAAAGTTAAGCCGAAAGGCATTTGTGACGAGGACGCCGAAAGGCTCTGAAATCAACTCCTGGCGGGGCTGCGAAAGCAGTCCCGCTTTTTTTTGGCTCTTTTTTTATTCCCCCTCGAACTCGCGCCATCTGATCTGCCGCTCGCGGTGACTTACAATTTAGGCTATTCGCAAAGGGGGTTTGCGTTTTTGCTACCTGTTTTCTGCCCGGAAAGGCACACGGACACTGGTTCTGCGGACTTTTCAAATCTGCACTTTTGCAATAATAGATACGCCTCCCAAAAGCGCAAAGGGGGGTTGCGATAATAAATCGATTATCAGCAGAAAAAATGTCAGATTTCCAATAAACCGAAAACCATTGACATTTTCACCGGACAAGAAGGTGGGTTCGAATCCCACCCCCTCCGCCATTTTTGACTCTATTTTACTGATTCTAACAATGGCTTCAGAAGTAGACTGGGAGCGGGGTTTGCCGGGGATTGACTGGATTTTACCAAATCTTACGGATTTGCTAAAATGTCAATGGATGTCAATGTGGTGTCAGTATGAATTTACAGGCTCTTATTCCTCGGTTTGATCGCAAGCTGGCGCGTTGGGTGATCGATGTTCCGAAGGCGCTCAATGCAGGGAAACGGAAAAGAATGTTTTTTCAGGATGCGGCGGATGCGAATAAAGCGCACGCTGAGCTTGTTTTTTCTCTGGCTCACACGGGGGCAATTCCATCTAAAGCGGAGGCAGGGGAGACGACGGGGCATTTCATCGCGGGATTTCTCGCCAAGAAGTCTCTTGAGGTGGAGCCGGTCACGCTGCGTCAACTCAAATGGGGCCTGCTCAAACTCTCGGCGGCGCATGGAGCGAAGAGGCCGGAGGACTTGGATGCAGAGGAGATGCGGCGGTGGGTGGATAAGTTGCCGCTGACGACTCGCGGAAAGTTTAATGTTTTTGCGGTGTGCCGGGATTTTTTTGCGTCTCCGCCGATGCGGAAGGTTGTTTCGTTCAGTCCGTTTTCTGACGCGCCGCCAAAGAAGGACAAGGGGGCTCGCTTGCCGATCCTCACGGTGGCTCAGATGCAGGCGCTCCTCAAGCATGAGTGGCCTTCTTGGTTTCAGGCTTGGCTTGTTGCGGGGGCTTTTGGTGGCTTGCGGACGCGGGAGATTTTTGCGGTGAATAATTCCGCGATTGATTGGGAGTATGACGAGATTGTGATTCGCCGCGAAGATGCCAAACAGGGCGAGGCTGCGCGGCCGCGCAGCGCGACGATCTACGAGCCGCTCAAGCGCCATATGCCGCGAGGAGATGCGGACAAGGCTTTGGTGCATGGGTGGAGCAAGAAAAAATGGAAACCGGTAATTCGCGAAGCGTGCCAAGTTATCGGTATCCAGGGGCCGCTGGAATGGCCTTCTAACTGCCTGCGTCACTCATTCGCTTCCTATCACCTGGCCCACTATAAAGACACTGTGCAGACCGCATTTTTAATGGGCACATCGCCGCGCCTGCTCTACGAGACCTACGCGAACCAAGTCTCCCGGCGCGATGCGGCGAAGTGGTGGATGCTGTAGCTTATCGGTGCGTGAATATAGCTACCCCCCCCCCGCATTTTGGGTGGGTGTGATGTTGTGAATTTGCCCTAACCAGCCCGACGGGAGGTTTTGGTTGTAGCTTTTAATAACCCAGAGCCTAAACTCCCTGACAGCGTGGCCATCTTCGCACCAACAACCGGGGAGGCTTTGGACGGTTTGCTGGGGTTTTTTTGCGCGAATTTTTCAGGATTCTTTTTTTTCAACTCGTTAAGAGTCTCCTGAATCAATGAGGAAACGGTAACTCTTGACCCCCTGTTTTGGCTTTCTTTTTGCGCTTCCTGAATAAGCCATTTGTGAAGATTTGATGGCAAAGACACGCTGACTTTTTTGCACAATGAGTCTGATTTCATATTTCAATAGTAGGAGAAATTACTACTAAAGCAAAAATAAATTTTAGCCCAGAGATGTAGTGCTCATGCGGATGTCAAGTGAAAAACAACATTCCGACATGGGGTGATCTACTAATAAAATATTGCTACTGTTTCCGACTTGGTAGTAAGAAATGCGCCATGCAAAACGCATTCGTAAAAACCAGCGTCAGTATGCCGAGCGACATGCTGGAATGGCTGAAGCAGACAGCCGCAGCGGAAGGCCGTATGCCGGTCTCCCGAATCATCGCCCAATTAGTCAAAGAGAAAATGGATCGGCAAAAAACCAGCAACAGGTGGGGGACCAAATGAAGCCCTGTTGGCTCAAGCCCAAAGCGGCCTGCTTATACCTCAGTATAAGCAGACCCACCCTCTACCTTTTAAAAGGCTCTGGGGTAATCAAATTCTACAAGCTGGGCGGAGTGATCTTGCTCAAAGTCTCAGAACTCGACGAAGCCGTCGAGAAGGGGGTGCAGAAATGAAACGCTGCCGTCTTTTTCTTTGTGAGGGCTACTGCCCTGTTTTCGGACGCGTGCGTGACCTGATCGACGCGTCTGGATTTGGCGATGCGCGGACCAAGTTTTACCTCAAGCACCGCACGCAGGCGCTGCATGTCTCTCTGGAAAGATAATTTATGGAACACGAAACCGTAGTGAGAAACATACAATTCGCGTGGGAGTTTTTCCGCGCAATGGCGCCGGCGCTTTTGCTGGCGGGAGCGACATATTTGGTAACCTGGGGGAATGCACGATGAGCGCTTGGTGGGTGATCGACAAGGAGTCCTACGAGCAGAGCTTCGGGACGAAAACGCTTTTTGGTCCGTTTGAGACGAGGAAGTGCGCGGAGAGTTTCATACGCCGCGATTTCGACGGGTGGTGGAAGTCTACTGACCTGCCGCTGATGGATCGGAATGAAAATGAGTGCGGCGCTTACTTTATATTGGAGCAAAAGGCCGAGGTGCGGCCGGTGGGAAAATTTCACACCAAAATCTCATTGGTGGAGGTGAAGCCATGAACGCCTGGACGCATGTGGACGCTTCGATGCCGGACTCGGACTCGGATGTCATTATCCACACCGAGGACGGAGAGGTGGGGGCGGGCTACCACGACGGCCAGGATTGGCGGTGGCTGAGTGGCGGAACCGTAAAAATTGCGGTGACCCACTGGATGCCATTCCCGCCTCCTCCACTGAAGGAGGCGGCATGAACGTGGAGTTTGGACTGACTTTGGCGGTGCTGACGCTGGGGAGCTGCTTTGCAAGCTACTGGTGTGGACAACAAAGCATGTTGTGGCGGATGCGCCAGCATGACGAGCGCCGCCGGGAGAGGCAGCGCCGGTGGGAACATTTTTACAACGAGGAGGACTAATTTTTATGAAACTGAACATAGTAACAGGTAAGCAGTTGCGGGCCCAACGGGTCTGCTTTTATGGAGTAGAGAGCGTGGGCAAGACTACGCTGGCGGCACAGGCAGAAAGTCCGATTTTTCTGGATGTGGAGAATGGCACCTCGCACCTCGATGTGCCAAGGATCGCGGTGAAGACATGGGGGGCGCTAATCGACGCGGTGCGTGCATTGGCGACGGATGAATACAGCCAGTTCAAGACGGTGGTGCTGGACTCTATCGACTGGGCGGAGCGGCTGTGCATCGAGGATCTGAAGGCGGAGAAGAAGATCAAGTCGCTGGAGGAGATTCCGTATGGGAAGGGCTTCACGATGGGCTCCGAGCGCATGGCTCGTTTTCTGAACGAGCTGGACTACCTGATCGATGTGGGCAGGCATGTGGTGCTGATCGGCCACGCCCAGGTGAAGCGGGTGGAGCCGCCGGACCAGGTGCAAGCCTACGACCGGTATGAGCTGAAGCTGATCAAGCAGACCGGGCCGATGGTGAAGGAGTGGGTGGACCATTTGTTTTTCTTGAATTTTAAGACCCGGGTGGTGGAGAGCGAATCGGGTAAAGCAAAGGGACGGGGCGGGAAGGACCGTGTGGTGCTGACCTCGCACACGGCGGCCTATGATGCGAAGACGCGCTCGGAGCTGGCGGAGGAACTGCCGCTGGCGTGGGAGTCGGTGGCGCCGATCTTTGGCAAGGTGTCGGCCAAGCCGGTCGCCGTGGAGATCCTTGGCCGTGAGCACAAGGAGACCAAAAAGGCGCTCGGCACCTACCTCGAGCCGCATGAGGGGGAGGTAAATGCCTGGCTGCTCTCGAAGCGCAAAATCACCGAGGGCCAGACATGGCGGGATATGCCGCTCCAGATGATGTCACAGGTGGAGCAACGACCCGAGGACTTCCTCCGGGCTGTGGCTGCGAGATGAACAATTGCCGCGACGAATCGGAATATTCTCTGCCGCTGGAGGACCTTGTTGAGTCCTACAGCTTTGAGGATGCGAGGACGGGATACAACGGCCTGTCTGTAGAGGCTCTTGAGATCATGAATAATGCGCTCAACGAGTTTTTGAGAAGTCGCGGCAAGTTGCACTCGATGAAGGAAATAATAAAACAGGAATATCAAAGAAGACATGGAAAAAATTAGACATTCGATGCTGCCGAAGCTGGCAGAGTGCCCGAAATACACACCGAAGCCGGGCGAAGCGGGTCCTGCGGCACAGCGGGGAACGCTGATGGACGAGGCTTTTCGTTTGGGGTTACAGGGCGACCGCACCAAGATTGATGAGCTGCCGGCAGAAGATCGCCCGGCGGTGGAATGGGCGGTCGCCCTTATGGAGGACTACAAGCGCACAGGCACTATAGAGGCACGGGAGGAATTCCTTGCCATGCACACGCCGGGGATCGCCCATGTCGGCACGGCGGATGCGCTTTGCACGAAGATGGGGTGGGTGGCAGATTTGAAAACGGGAGCCCTGAGGGATTACAGCGCACAATTGGCAGCCTATGCTTATGCCTGCATGCACTTTTACTTCGAGGAGGAGTGGGTGGCCCATGTCCTCTACTGCGACCACCAATTGGTAAAGGGCTATCGGTTTACGAAGGATCAAGCCCGCCAGATCGTGGAGCGCATCATCGCTGAGGTTAATGACCCGGCAGCCGAGCCTCGGGCGTGCGAATACTGCTCCTGGTGTGCCAATCAAAATACATGCCCTGCCGTGGTGAAGCCGGTGGAAGCTGGCTTGGCGCTGGCAGCACAGCCGGTGACGAGTCTCGAAACCATCCTCGGCACGATCATGGATTCGCCTGAGCGGATGGGGGAATTTTTCGCCCAATGGAAGATGGCGGAGAAGCTGGTGGCGGAGCCGGTGGAGAAGGCCATGAAGGATCGCCTCGAGACAGGGGCCGAGGTGACGGGTTGGAAGCTCATCGAGGTGAAGGGCCGCGAGTTTTTCGAGGCGGATGCCATCCTGTGGGCCGCCAAGCGCAAAGACCTGCCGTTGGAGTCCGTGGTGCTCGCTATGGGCGGGAAGATGAGCAGCAAAAGCTACCGCGATTGGCTCGCGTCTATCGGCGAGATACCCCTCAACGCCCACAAGCGCACCGGATCCAGCACGAAACAACTTCGCCAGGTCAAAGTCACCAAGAGCAAATAATTTCCTCGCCCGGTTGGTGTTTCAACCGGCACAGGGGCAAAGGGGGGCTGCGCATCCCAAAAAACGCAGACCAATCAATACATTATGCCTACATACACAGCAAAAAAACCAGAAGCGCCGCAGAGCGGCAGTAAATACCATGTCGAGCCGGGATTCTACCGTTGTGAAGTTTTCAGCGCAGAGGAGAAGCGGAGCAAGAAGAAGCCGGACGGCTCGGGGGACAACCCGATGATCGAACTGACACTCAAGGTCATGCTGCCGGATGGCAAGCAGGGGCCAGAGATTCGTGACTGGCTTGTTTTTACCCCGAAAAGCGGGTGGAAGATCGATGCCTTTCGCGCTTCCTCGGGCGAGGCGGTGCTCGAGGGCGACTCCGAACTCACGGCGGAATCCTGCGAGACCCGCGAGGTGGTGGCCATGATCGGCGACCAACCCGGAGACAAGGAAGGCATCTATTGGAACACCATCGAATACTACCTCCACGGCGAAGAGCGTGCGGACTTCCTCTCGGGCAAGTCGGTAGCTCGACCTGTGGCCAAGCCTGCACCGAAACCTGCCGCAATCGCTGACGGGGATGACATCCCATTCTGATTCAATGAAAGCGATTCTTGAATTTGAACTGCCGGAGGACTCGGCGGAGATGCGTTACGCACAGGCGGGGCTCGATGCCCTGCTGGTGCTGAACGACTTCGACCAAGAGTGCCGGAGCCTGCTCAAGCACGGCGCCGGTGCTTTTGCCGACCTTGATGAGAAAACCATCGAGCGCCTCCGCGAGTGGGTGGCTGGGCAGTCGGTGCGGAGGAATTTGCCGGAATTGGAATGAGGCATGAACTGGAACCGGCCAGTCACAGAGGCGTGCAACTTTAATGCCCGACGCTGCATGTGCCTCAAGAAGAAACGCTACGAAACCAAAAAATTGGCCGAGGCAAAAATGCAGGTGCGGCTGGCCGCTGAGAAAAGCCCAGCCGAATACCTGCGAGCCTACCTCTGCCTGGTGTGCAGAGGCTGGCACTTAACTAAACAGAAACGATGACCATCCTTGCCCTTGACCCCGGCACTACCGAGACGGCGTTTGTCCTTTGGGACGGGCGCCGGATCCTCGATGCCGACCACCTGCCGAATGCGGAGATCAGACAAATCTTGATCGGCCGCGAATACAGCAGCGTGGCGTGCGAGATGATCGCCAGCTATGGAATGGCGGTCGGGGCTTCGACCTTCGAGACCTGCGTGTGGATCGGTCGATTTATCGAGGTGGCCCGCAGAGAGACGCGCTTGGTCTACCGCCGCGATGTCAAACTCCACCTCTGCCAGTCACCCAGAGCAAAGGACGCCAATGTGCGGCAGGCGCTCATCGACCGCCTCGGGCCGCAGGGCACGAAGAAGACCCCCGGCCCGACCTACGGCATGCGCTCCCACTTGTGGGCGGCATTGGCCGTAGGCGTGTATGCGGGGGATGTAAAGTATTAATTTTTAATGCAATACCCTCAGAAAGAAAGCGCCGTCGTCGGCTACCTGAGCATCTGCGGATTTGCTGGTGTGCCGAAGTCGGCCGTGGTGGATCCGGAGGCATTTGCCAGTGTGCTGAACGGTCTCTACTACGCCGCCGCGCACCGGCTGCACCACGCTGGCAAGGCGGTGGTGGGTGCCAAGATCCTCGAGGTCATCGCGGCGGAGCCGTATTGGCTGAAGATGGCGGAGGCCGAGGCACAGGCCGCCGGCATGGTGTCTTGGCAAGATGGCGTGACATTGGCAGACACCTCGCTGGGGTTTAGCTCGGCGGGCGGCGCAATCGTCACCGAATACCTGGAGGACATTGCAGCGGCAGCAGGCACCCGCAAAGCTACCCAAATCGGCCGGAAACTGGCGGATGGCAGCATGGCCGTGGCGGACGCCCTCGAGGAACTCAAGCAACTGGCCAAGCCCAAGTCGACGATGGCAGGCGTTGAAATGCATACCTTCGAGCAGCTCTTCGCCTACACGCCGAAGGATGACGCGAGCACGCTGGTAGGCGACCGCTGGCTGTGCCGTGGCGGGCAGCTCCTGCTGCTCGGTCAGTCCGGCATCGGCAAATCCAGCTACACACTCCAGCAGGCGATGACTTGGGCGCTGGGCATGCCATTTTTCGGCATGAAACCACGGCAACCGCTGAAGTGCCTGATCGTGCAGGCGGAGAACGATATGGGCGACATGGCCGAGGTGGTGCAGGGCGTGAAGACCTATGTGGTAGACGGGAGCAAGCTGGACGAACGCACCGCGCTCGAGCAACTCAAGCGCAACATTATCGTCGCACGGGTCACAGCACAGACCGGCGAGGCATTCATCGAGGTGATCCGCGAGCTGATCGCTAAGCACGGGCCATTCGACCTGGTCTACGGGGATCCGCTGCTGTCATACATCGGCGATGACATTTCGCAACAGGCTGTGGCCTCGCACTTCTTGCGCGAGCTCTGCAACCCGCTGGCATTCGAGCACAATTTCGCATGGGTATGGTCTCACCACACCGGCAAGCCGCAGAGCGATAGCAAGAGCCGAGCGCATTGGAATGCAAACGACTACGCCTACATCGGCCTCGGCTCCTCCGAACTCACCAACTGGGCTCGCGCCATTGCGGTGCTCCAGACGACCAAGCACGAAGGCATCTTCAAGGTTCTCCTGGCGAAGCGTGGCAACCGCGCTGGCGTAGTGGACGAACACGGCCACCCGACCACCGACATCATCATCAAGCACGCCGACCGTGGACTGCATTGGGAACCAGCCACACTCCCCGAGGAGACCGAGGAAGAGGGCAAGTCGCAGGGCAAGTCGGGACGCACACCGAAGCTCAGCCCTCTCCAAGAGGCCGAGATCATTGCCAAGCACGCCATATGGCCGGATGGCGCCCGTGGATTCTATAGCGAGATGAAGACCAAATACGGCGTCTCTCGCGACACAATCGAGCGCATACTCAGGCGCTCCAGAAACTCAACCGAAACCCAAAAAGCAGCATGAGCAACCATGAAAACAAGTGCCGCAAAATTACCGCAGAATGACCGCAGAATAACAATTGTGCGGCACATGGATGACTGCCGCAAAATAACTGCCGCAGATACCCCCTATAAAGGGGGGTTATCTGCGGCACTTCGTTATTTTTCGGCGTCGTCATTTCCAACCATGACTACCGCAAAATAGAATTATGCTGGAAACAAACAAAGACCCCAAGATCACCTGCCAATCCTGCGGCCGCGAATGGCAGGACCACCCAGGCGTCGCTCACACCTGCCGACTCGCCACCGATTTGGCCGATTCCCTCCGCTGGGCACTCAACCATGTCGAGCCCCCAGAATACACCCGCGACATCGGTGAGCAGGAAATCTACT